CCCAACTCAGCCTCTAGTCTGGGATGCTAGCACGATATCGGCCGTGAATAGGCGCCCGCCAGTTAACGTGAGGGTCACGGTTTGGTGTAGGTCACCACCCTTAGTTTTACGTCTTAGGACGAGTGAAGGCCACTACCCTTGGTTTAACGTCTTCGGACGGGAGTTACGCTCCAACGTGCTGCCATCAGCAAACGACCGGAATTCACCGGAAGATCGCCTACCCGTACTGTGGTTTAGCGCCCACACACGGTTAGGTGAATAAAAGTCATAATCAGGCTCCTCCTTCATCTCCATGTCCCCACGAAGATGATCAGTCAGCATCATCACCTGCCGCCGCAAATCATCAATCTCAGCCTGATAGTCAACCTGGACTGCTTGGGGTTTTACGCCCGCGCCTACCTGGGAGATTATCAGTGTGCCTGAGTGAGCAGAACCTGATGGTAAAGTGACAGTGTTGAAAGTTATAGTAGCCAGAGGAGAGGTGATCTCAAGACAGAAATCGTAAAAGGCAGAATCAGATGAATCGCCGACATTGCTAGAGGTGAGAAAACTGTAATCATCAAAGACCCTAACTCTCTCACAACCAACAAGCGTCGGGTCACTTATAGCAATTGTCTCCGCCACAGAGTTCCTCCAATCAATCGCAAAGAACAAAATTGAACCCTGCTGTCCACCTATGACTATAGTATCTGGCCCATTGAAAGTCAGCTCGAGATTGCCAACAACAGTCCCAATTTCAAGGAAAGGATCAGTATCCGCAAAAAGAAGAATAGGTACGAGAGCATAAGACGCTGTGGAATATCCCGCTGGAAAGATTCGCGGCTTCTCTAGCTCGATGTGATACTCAACCCACAACTCACCAATATCATCACCATCAGCAGACATGCCTTGTGTAGCCACTGTAAGCCTACCCAAGTCCGTCCAGCGCTCAGATGATGACACTGAGCCATATCTAATGTACTGGTCCTCGAGAACTTTAGTCTTAGGCCGGCACTCCACATAATGGCACTGCCTGTGCCATGGAACTGCTGAAGTTGTGAACATGTAAGCCTCCATCTCCCTACGACTGATAAACGAGTCAGCCTCAGCATCATACTGCGTGGACATCACGACCACTCCATTGTCCAGAACACTTGTCTGCATCGCCGTCGTGGGCTTAAACTCGAACATAAGTCCTTTAAACTCATAATTCTCGTAGCCTTCAGCAATATTAGCAAGCCAGGGGAAGACGTGCGACAAACCAGGGTTCAAGTCATACTCATTGATATTGAACAACTGAGAAGATTGGATCGTCCCGATGAACTCACGATGTCTCAACACAATCCCGCCGTTAAGTGCAACCGAGCCCCGACGTTGAGGGTGCAAAGTATTATGCACAACAGAATAAGTGCCCAACCCTGTGATCACATCGCTGTAATCCAAGGAATAACCACCTACCATCCCGGACCTCACACTTGCTGGAAGGGTCACACCAACTTCCAACGCCTTCTTCTTCTTCTTCCTCTGCCTAGCCTTCTTTTTGCGTGCCTGAGTTTTAAGCTTGGACTTAGTGCAAACGTGACGACCCTGCTCCCTAGCCCACCGATTGTACCGCTCATGCAAAGCGACTCCATGTTCAAAATCAGCGAGTGAAGCCATCGTGAACATGATATGCAGATCCACGTGGTCAGCTGGAGCACCCAGAGCTACTTCCTCCTCTCCAAACTCAGTGGCCGCAAGGATAGCAGCCTCTCTTAGACTTATGTTATTGAGTGCGCAAATTGCTCTAGCACGTGCTAACTTCTCAGCTTCCTCCCGAGCCTCCTCACTATAACCCGTCTCCACATCAGTGAATTGCAAGTCTGGCTCTACATTCATGTCCACAAGAAGGCCTTGCTGGATGAACCACCCCTCGAGCTTCATTGGAAAGTCCTCGATGGTATACTGGCAAAGGCGGTCCGTTATGGCCCGCACTTCCTCTGGAGTTACTTGGTACCTGTCACAAAAATGGGAGAATGAAACGTCATCCATCTCAACTGGCCGTCCTCCCCTAACTGACCAAGGATTATCAGTCTTGTCCCGCCAGCGCTTTATTCCTTTAGAGAGTGCATCATCACGTAGGTGTGTAAACCATGTAGAAAACACAGGCAGAGCAGATACCTGACTGTAACGCCCAATGAAGTCACCGAGCAGTCGATTGTGCGCCTTCTTAGGCCCCCGACCCCAATTGTCCCAACCCAAGCGACAAAGCATCCTAAACGGTAAAGTCTGCCAGACATACCCATGAGCAGTAGGCCAAAAGGTACCAGAGCAAAACTCAACATCAGTCATAGTGTAGTGTTTCTTCACAGAAATCGACATCCCGAGTGCAGCGTAAAACTCTTCCACGTACTCCACATCAATATCGAATGGCAGCGCCACCACATTGTCATCACCCTGCACCATGATTTTGATGTCAGAGTCCCAGTCCATATCAAAACAAGCCAACACATAGAGAAAATTGAGTAAACTATTTCCAAGACTGGTCCACAAGTCCCCCGACCTGCGTCCATGGGGTGAGGAAACAGTAACCTTCCCATCTCTAGTAGCAGCAACAGTGTTGCACCAGTACTCTAACACGAACCTGAAGCCCTCAGGCCACCCAGACACCTTCTCAGCCATGAATCGCTTTTCCACTCTCTCCAGAATTTCATGATGCTGTGCCCCATCCCAGTTTGAAACATCCATCTCAAGTATCACAGGGTAGTGACTCATCTTATCAGCAAACTCCCCGAGAGATTTAGGACTAGCACCAGAAGTATAGTAGAAGTTAGTCTTGTTGCTGAATGTCTTCTTCATAATCTGCCCGAGCTGATGGAAATAAGAGCCGAAATGAGCAATCATTTCTTCTGAAGACATGACAATGACCCGGCACTTAGTGTTGGTAGGCAACTTCTTCATATAGCCTTCAGGCTTGTTGAAAATCTGCTTGTGGCCCGCATGCTTTCGCTCGAATTCCTTCTTGGACAACTCAATCAACTTCTTAGCCTTCGCCTTGCCATAAGTATGAGTGTGAAGCTTCAGTCTCAACTCCTCAGACATAGGAACGAGCTCAAAATCATCAAGCCCATCGACCAAACTGTTCATCTTATCGATGACTACGTCCTGATGTTCCTTAATGACGTCTCGCTCG